CAACGTCATGTTGAGAAACGCCGGTGATGTAGTCGACTTCCAAAACGTTAGAGGTGGGAATGGAGATCGTCGCCTCAGAGCCGTTAACGTCGTAGAACCCGGAACCCGGATTCGTCCAAGCCTGGCCACTATCCGCGGTACCTAAGGAATCGACGACAGTCCGATTGAATCCATCGCTCACGATGTTTTGGGCCGGCTGAGGATTCCGGGTACCTACGATATTGACCGCAACAGGGTCCCAGGGCTCCAGAGCAGCGTTAGGAACCGCCGAGAAGTCCACGTTGTAGGGAAGCCCAAGCTTCTGTCTCAGAAGGCTATTAGCCGCGCTCTGAGCCTGGTTTACGGTGGTGATGAACGGAGATGAGTAGAAACGTGGAACCTTACCGAAGTTCCCGTTCCAGTAGGTAGGGCTGGTGGGGTTGTTATCCACGGCGACTGCTCTGGCCGGAGTCACATTGTCCAGTGCATCGCCATAGGCAACGACACCGTTGTAAACACCTTCCCGAGACAACTCACGAGATAGCGATACGAGCACACCATTTTCCCCAGCATTGACATCCCAGACCGGATCATCTTCAGGTGGTACATCTTTGATGACCAGGTAACCGCGATAGTCCCAATACCAGATCTTTCCCTTGGATTTGATGAGATCATCCAGGAACTCGAATCTGTCCTCTTCCGCGATAACCGCGCGACCTAGTGCATCTGTATAGGAGAGGTCATCCCACGTGATTACCGCCGTGGGAAAGACTTCCTGAACCAGCGACGTGACTACAGCACCGTAGGTAGCAGTTGCTAGGAACTGTTGAGGTTGAACCAAACGGGCATCCACGATGCCGGACATACGGTCCTGTCCGGAGATTCGTAGTGGCCCGTTTGGGGCTTCATCCTGTCCTACATCGAAGATGCGGAAGTAGCCCAAAGAAACCCACTCAGTTACTCCGCCACCAAAGACCATGCCGACACGGACGAATACCTCATTACCATATGGTGTGAACAGGTCCGACACTTGATTAGGCCATTCGCCTGTTCCGTCTGTGGTGAGATCGAGAGTCGATCTGATCTGAGCGGTTGCATCTAGCTGGACGTTACCGTCAAGAATCGGGATCTCGGTTCCCGTAGGCGTAGTTCCGGTCTGCCCTGGTGCCACGACGAAAGCTTGTGCAGTTCGGCCGTGGGAGCCACGGAGTGAGCTCAAGAACTTAGTCGATACAGGTCTCATATCCGTGACCCCCTTTTCCAGTTGTTAAGGCACGATGATTGTGGAAGGACTTGCCACATAGTCAGCGACAGCAGCCCATGAACCGAATGCAGCAACGACCGCATTCCAGGAACCGAATTGAGAAACTAGCGTGTCCCAAGTTGACGTAGAACCGACTACGTTGGGACCAGGTGCAGCAACCACCGTCATCGGTAGGTCGAAGTAGCGCCTATCAGAGACATGCCCGTAGCGCGACCGATTCATTTCGCCAACAGCGACATAGCCACCAGGAATGTCGTACTGGCCGTCAGTCTGCACATACAACGGATCACCCGATGCTAGGACCAGTTCCAGGCCATCAGCATCGGATAAGGTCGCTGTCTTCACTTGCAAGGTAAAGCGTCGTGATGACCGAACATCTGTTACAGCAACGGGGTAACTCCGCCCCACTACTTCGAAGATGCCATTTCGAGCCGGCCGGATAATGTCGGAATACCCGTATACGCTCACCGCGCGATTCAGCCAGGGTCGAGTGATGCTCTTTAGCCAAACCCCAGACTGGCTGGGCGTAATGGTTTGCGTGAACACGCTCGCGCCAGCAGTGACCCGATAATAGTTAATGACGTTCGGGACGAACTCGTAATCGTCCAGGTCGGCCACGTTGCTAGTTACTGGCACTGCTGTGCCACCACGAACCGTAGTCCAATAGAGATTATTCGTAGACCGCTCAAAGAGTGCCAGGGTAGAACCAGTCAGAGAAGTTCCATGCAGCCGGATACGAGAGAGCGTGGTATCAAGCGTTGTTGTCAAAGCCATTACCGACCCCCTCTCGCGGCTGCCGTGCGTTTCAGTTGTCTGTCGTGTTCTCTAAGGTCGATTGAGACTCGTTCCGTGATGCCCTTACCTAGGTCAATAGTCAGTTCCAGGACTCCCATACCAGCGGCACCTAGTGCGTGGTTCGGAGTCACGTAGCCATTGCTCCCCATAGTCAGAACCTCTGGTCCGTTCTCACCAACCAGGTAAGAACGCCCAGCCATAACCGGACCACCGAGAGCACGACGACCGATGTTCTTTCCACCAACGCTCACGGCACCGATGCTTTGCAATGCCTTAGTGATGTCGTGAATCGCACTCCATACGTTGCTGAAGACATTGACGTAAATGTCCCTGTTGTGGATCTTCGCTAGTTCAGCATTGACCTTGCCACGGAAATCAGCGAACTCTCTCTGGGCATTCTTGAGCTTTGGGCCGATACCAGGAATCCAGCCAAATGCACGAGCGGCAGCGTTGAGGATCATGCCGAAGTAGTCCATCACTGCCAATGCAAATGTCGTCATCGCCCTACCGACATCCTTAAAGAAGCTTCGGAAGGCGGAGTACATCGCAGTTAGCTTTGAGATAACGTAGCCGAGACTGATAATTAGTCCAGCAATGAATGTGATCAGGTCAGAAACGAACTGATTAGTGTCATCACCGTTCTGACTGATCAGATCGAAGAACTTCCCAATAGCGGTACCGATAAGCGGTAGCTTGTCCGCCAGGGTATTCCACAACGGCACAGAAGCCTCTACCGCTTTCTGGATACCAGGGAGCATGTTCCTTAGGAACTGTGCCAGGGCTGGTGCGAGCTTATCGATCAGTGGAGCGATAGCCTTACCCATAGCCATTACTGACGGTCTGATCTCATCCAGAACTTGGCCGAATAGCTTGAAAGCTCTGGCTAGTGGACCAGCAAAGAGCTTGCCGAAGTCATCGAATAGCTTGCTTGCCTTCTTTTTGAAGCTATCAAACGCCTTAGTTACTAGGGGGTCCTTGAATGCTGCCCAGATTCCCAGACCTAGGACTCCACCACCAACAGCCAAAAGAACGGCTGAGGATAGTGCGGTAGCGATGATCGAAGAAAGGGCAACAGCCAGACCGGCGGTAATAGCAATAGCAATTGCTGTTCCCTGAGGAGGCAGCGATTCCGAGATCGTAGAAAGAAGACTAGGGATTTCGTTAGCGGTATCGCCTACCGACTTCAGAATCCCCTCATTCACCTTCTCGACTGCACGTCGTGCCTTACGGGCTGCCCGATCTAGGTCGCTGGTTTCTCCTTTGAACTTGATGACGACGTTCTTTTCTCCTGATGCCATAGACGCTATACACCTCCTCCGAATTCCCGAATGACTCGATCTGCTGCGTCATTCCACGCATCAGCGATCTCCTTTTGGTTGTCCTCAACAGTCTTGAAGAACCAGTAGCTGCCCCTACCAATGTGGGGCTTGTATTGCTTGAGTGTGTTTGCTCCAAACTCAGAACCGAATAGGAGCTTGTAAGCTGGTGCTCGATTCCGACCCAGGCGCTTCATTCCACCAGCAGCGATCACAGGGACTCTGTCTCTGCGAGCCTTTACCGTGGAAGCGACCAGGGCAGCCTGTCTTCCTTCTCGGAGACCAGAGATCTTTGCTTTGGATGCGAGTTGTCTGGACAGTTCCAAGCTGGCTTTTCTGATTTCGTTATTCGCATCCTTAGGAAGCTTTGAGATGGCACGTAGTGTGCTATTCAGTCCGTCAATCCGAACGGTAATCCGTAAGGTTGCATTGGCCACTACGCACCTCCTCTGTTAGCGTCTTTGATTGCGTCGGCCTTCTCGTCCAGGACACTCCAATAGGTTTCAAGAATGTCTTGGTCCAGGTCGGCCAGGAACTGGTAAGGGATACCAGTGATGACAGACAGCGTGATCAGATTCCGAACTAGGCTGCCTGTTTCGTAGGGAAAGACTCTTCGTCATCCTCATCAAACAGAGTGATATCCACAGTCTCTTCGAATAGCTCATAGGAGCCGGCAAAAAGTCCCTGTCGCTTTGAAGCGAGGTAGGCGAGATGATAAAGGTCCTCATAGTGCACGTCTTGCTGAAGCTTTACTAGCGAGGCACCCTTTACGGTTCGTTCCCACTTGACGATGTCACGAGGGCCGACAGTCACCTGATATTCGTCTGCATTGTCAGGAGCAACGGTAAAAGTAAACATGCCGTTCCTCCTTACGGTGTCTGGCTAAATGTTGGCTGGTCCACTACTTCAAAGGTCTGTTCGAACAGCTTCCATGAGCCAACTTCTCCACCAAACTCCACAGGTACCGGAACAAAAGAACCAGTTACCTGATCCTGACCAGTTCCGCTCTTTGGCGTGATGCAGAAAGTGGTAGTCGTACCAGCGGCTACAGCAGTGTCGAGAGCAGCAGCCAAACCGCCTGATCCACGGTCCTGGTGACCAGATACCTCTAGCGTCCAGCTAGTTGAGTCACGGTCTTTATCCACGCCACCAAAGGTTCTTAAAGTTTGGGTAGGCGTGTCTGGCACTAGGCGAGCCTTAGTCACCTGGTCTTTGTACTCAACGCCACCC